TAAAAAAAAAAAAAAATAAAAATTTACAATTTGTCCATGGCAAAGACAAGGTCCACACGACCCTCACGAATATAGGATTCATCCAATTTCCGAATAAAAGAGGGAGGCTTGTTGGAGGTGAGAAATAGAATGGTGTGAGGAAACAATCCCCAATGGATCTCGTCCAGCATCCGATTCCATCCGGCTTTATCGGGAATTGAGATGGGAATTTTGTTGTGAGGAGGAATGCCCGCATGGATGCGAAGAAGTGGGCCTTCAAACTCGTCAAAGACCAGGATGAGAGGATTGGATTCTGATGGTTCCACCTCGGAATGGAGCTCGCCGATGTTATCACCGGGCTGCCAGGGCTTCAGGGTGCTGCAATAGGAACCAGAGAGATCTCGCGCCGCCAGCAACGATAACACGGATTTGCCGGCACCAGGAGGACCATGCAGGTAGACCACGGTGTGCCGATGCTTCTTCTGATGCTGGATGATCTGGTGAAGGATATCGGTCTGATGAGGCAGGGGGTGAAGGCTGTGGAGATGCACGGTGCGTGGTTTGAAGAAACAATTATTGAAGCATCCGATGCGCTCGTAGATGATGGTCGGTTTGGTATCTTCTTGTTGTTCTTCTTCTTCATTTGCATCATCCGTGGAGAGGAATTGCATCTTGTCCTCGTGGGGAATACGGACCAGGTCTTCGTAGGTCTTTTCGGTAGCAATCAGCCAGATGTCGTAGGAGTCGCCGTATTCGTTCCGAAAGACATCCATCGAGACGATATACCACCGACCGATGGCGTAGCCACATCCCATCTTGCCGTCCAGAAGATGGGTGCACTGGTTTCCAACCCGCCTTTGGACCCGACGACAGTCTTCTTTATTCCTCATATGATAGAGACGCACACCCATGCATCGGACCAACAGAAAAACGAGCGTCCATGGTAGCATGAGAATCCCATTCATCAGCGTCATCATCCAGATTCCATTGAGTAATTCCATAGGTATTGTTGTTTGTCTATGGTATTGTTGGCCTCGGATTCATTTTTATTCGATTTGAAAAATATTTTCATGAATAAAATGGTCTCTAAAAAACAAGCCGCGGCGATCGAGACCTTTGAGAGAGAGCGCAATAAGATCAAGGAACAACCCCTCTACGTGCTCCATGCTTTTGCTTCACAACACAAGATTCGGGGGAGATCGACGAGAGTCCGGACACTCTTGGAACATCTTGTGCAATCCTATCTTGATTCGTTCCCCAAGGCCAAAATAGCCTGCTACCAGAAAAACTCTCAACAGGTCGACTGCAGAAAGCATACATCGATTCCCACAAGGGATGGCGAGCTTCTTCGCTACAAGATCCTTAAGGAACAAGGAGAAAAGGTGTGTTCCCACAAGAAATATTGGATTTGTAATCTTCCACAGCTAGCATAAAAGATCTTTCCGACAGGTGGGACAGGTAAAGGAAACCTGCGACCATTTGTCCATGCATTCGCTGTGATAAAAGTTCTTGCAGGCACATGGGAGGCTCACCGATGTGGAGAGGATGGTGTCGGTGCAGATAGGACATTCATAGGGATGGTCCTCGGAACTATGAGTATGGAGGGTGTAGGCGGGGCGGATGACTTCTTTTCCAAACCACAGGAGACAGAGGAGGTCCACCATCTTTTCCTTTTCCCGGAATCCAAAGGGGATCCCACATCGTAGGAGTGTCGATCGGATGTCGGTGATGTAGATATTGGAGGCGATCGTCTTGATCGTGTGCCTCGCCCTCGCCTTGAATGCCGCGGTGGTAGTGGTCTGTCCATAAAAATCTCGCAAAATCCGAATCTCGCTCTCGAGGAGCAGGTATTTCATGGTCTCCTTCTTGCGAGAGGGTGAGATGGGCTTTTTAATGAGAAACATCCCAATCATCCTTAGAAAATCGACACGAGTCCGATACCGCCTGGTGATACCAAGCTCCCTTGCCTTGGTGATGCATTCATCCATGCGTCCCTTGTAAGCCACGATCTCTTTCGAAAAAAACTGCTGGAGCTGGCGCTTCTTTTCTGCGCCCAGGACGGGATCATGAAGACGAGTCCGCAGTCCAGAAATATTTTCACAAAATATCTCCATTTTATTTTACCTTTTTTGAAAAAAAATTTGTTGAATGATAATCCGGATGATTTGCGATATAGATCATCGTTGGTCCAAGCTTCTTAAGAAGATCCATGTTGGTAACGGCGGTCATGGCAGTGGGCAATTGGATCCGAAGTTGCATGGGAACGAGATATCGTTTATAATCCAATAGATCCACAGGCAATAAACGAAATAGCGCCACCGTCTTCATAAAGAGGTCGTAGTCTGGATCTTTCTTATTGACAATAGCGAGATATCGGGCAGTATCCGCATAAAAGTCTTTGATCTTCATCTCTTTAGCCTGATCCCTCGGTGTCTTGCCCCTGTGAATCAGATCATACATGATCATCCCCATGGACCATACATCAAAGGCATAGTAATCGGTCATGGTCTGCATCGGTCGTTTTTCCCAATCGTAAAAGATAGGTGTGCCCAATATCTCTTTACATCTTGTAATCTCTGTGCAGGACAGGCCCATATCAATCACCTTGATATAAGGATACTCTTTTGAGAACATGAGATTCTCGGTCTTGAGATCATGATGAACGACACCCATGTCATGAATCAGCGACATCACATTCACCAATGCAAAGAGACTAGGGATGATTCTCTTGAAAAAGGATTCCCCCTTCTCTGTGATCAGAAAAAGTGTCGTAGAATTGATCCATCGGGGTGGGAGGAGGGCCTCCATACGAAGCTGGTTCTTTGATTCCTGATACGAATGAAATTTGGCGATAAAATCCACGACACGGGGATTCTCGGAAAGGAGTTCCAATATCCGCGCCTGCTGCCGCACCAGCATGCTTGTTTCTTGTTTGGATCTAGATTGTCTCGGATTGGATTTTTTGACTACTTGATTACGTTGTTTATCTAAAAAGACAGCCCCAAATGCACCTTTTCCAAGCTGTTGCATTTATTTACTTTTTCCATTTTTTTTTATTTATTTTAAGAAAAAGTAAAAAATGGAAAAAGTTGCGTATGACTTTGTCCCCAATCAGGAATATTCGACATGTGTAGAAGTGGGTGGACAGCATCGAGATCAGAACAGCTGTGAGGATTGCATCACGGATTATACTCTATTCGACCAAAAGATACCCAGTATGTGTCCCACAGATACCACTGCATTGAAACAATCTTGTGCAGATTACTGCTCCAAAGAAGCCACAAAGTCCGTGGGATTGGAGGGCCAATGTTATACGGGATACTATTATCATTATACACCAACACCGGGACCGAATCCGGCCACCTCACCCCCTGAATACTGTCAGGAGGTCTGTCTGTCGAAATGTGAGGCGAATTGTCCCGATTTTATTGGTCGTCGGAACAAGGTGCAATCCTGCAAATTCGACCTCTGTCCGGGAAGTCTTCCTGATTATAAAGGCAGTTTGACTACAGATGTCGTCACACAGCAACGCCTCGCCCTCTACAAGCCCATCACTTCCGGTGAATTCCCAGAGTTTGCCATGAATCCACCTTCACCATGCCATTTTTTCAATGAACAGACCAATGAATGGGATTACACCATGACCTCTGCGCCACAATTACCGAATGCTGCTGCTTCTACCTCTACAATTCCACCTCCATCCTCTTCCAATCAAAATACAAATACACAACCTCCTCTTCCTGTCGTGAATCCATCCTCTTCCAATCAAAATACAAATACACAACCTCCTCTTCCTGTCGTGAATCCATCCTCTTCCAATCAAAATACAAATACACAACCTCCTCTTCCTGTCGTGAATCCATCCTCTTCCAATCAAAATCCACCTCTTCCCGTCAATCCATCTAGCTCCACACCCCCACCATCCATAGAGGTAACCGAAACGAAGAAGAATAATATATCGGTGACCAAATCCGATTGGCTCCTCATTCTGTATATTGCATTAGGTGTAATCGGTCTTTTTCTGATCGGTTTGGTTTTGTATTACCATGTAAAGAAATCAAAACCATCAATACCAAAACCATCAACACCAAAACCATCAACACCAAAACCATCAACACCATCAACACCAAAATCAAAAATCATTACCAATACCAAAACCATCAAAAAATAAATGAAAAATATAGAATATTATTTTAACATTTACGAACTAAAATAAGATATGTATTTAAGAAAATGATCCGATTTCCATAAACGATTTATGGAAAAAGAAGTGCATGAGAATATCATTCTTGGGGCGGGACCGGCGGGCCTCCAATTAGGATATTTTTTTCAAAAGGAGGGCATTCCCCATCTTATTCTGGAAAAGAATGCCATGGCGGGATCCTTTTTTGATGTCTTCCCGCATTCGGGCGAACTGATCTCGATCAATAAGAAGCATACGGGAAGCGACAACCGTGAATTCAACCTCCGCCACGACTGGAATTCGCTCCTTACCGAGGAGGACGAGGAAGATCGTTTGTTATTCACAGACTATTCGGATGCTTACTATCCCAAGAAAGAAGACATGACCCGGTATCTTGGCGATTTTGCCAAGAGGTATTGTCCTTCCATCCTCTATAACACCAGGGTGATCCATGTCATGAAATTACCAGAGGACGGTGAATACCATGTCCATTGTTTGTGTGAGAATCAACCGCGTCAATTTGTCTGTAAAAAACTCATCGTCGCCATGGGGATCTCCAATCCTCGGAGTTCTCCTACCATTATCAATCGGACCGAGAATAAGATTCTGCATTACGGCGAATTTGAGAAGGATCATTTCAAGAAAAAGGAAAATCTCGAAGCCTATCGCAATAAGACACTCTTGATTATTGGGAATGGGAATGCTGCACATGAGCTCGCCAATGTTCTGACACCATGGTGCAGCAGCATCAATATCGTGGGTAAAACACACAAACCGTGGGCGATGTCGACGCACTACACGGGAGATCTGCGATCGGTTTATTTGCCATTTCATGATACATTCCTTCTCAAGAGCCTTAATGCCTTGGATACGTGTTTACACCCTCAATTTATTATCGATCAGGAACCTGGTTCTCAAAAGTATATTGTATCTACTCAATGCCAGAATCAGGCATGCAAAAAGGATCATGTCTATCTAGAACATAGTCGTCCTTCGTGGGACCATGTTATTCTTTGCACGGGATGGTTCTTTGATCCTTCCATCTTTCATTTTGGTGTGGGCATAATGAATCGATACCCTTTGATTGATCGTCGATCATTTGAGAGCGTGATTAACAAAGGATTGTTTTTTATTGGTTCCCTGATGCACTCCGTGGATCATTACAAGACTTCGGGTGGATTCATCCACGGATTCCGCTATCTTATCCGTTATTTTTTCAGGTATCATTATAAGCAGGAGATGGATGCGGTGCGAATCTCTGAGTTATCTTCACTGGTCAATCACATCATCCAACGGATCAATACATCGTCCGCATTGTATCAGATGTATGGTTACATGTGTGACATGTTCTACAAAGACGCAACCGAATTTCAATACATCCGCGACGTTCCCATCCATCATTACCACTCTGACTCTTCCAATTGGTCAGAACACATACCAATGTTTCTGCTAACCTTAGAATACGGTGATACCCCCGTCACAGATATTTATAAATTGGGCATACGCACAACAAGCATTGGAAAAGAAAGCCGTGCGACCCTTCTCCATCCCGTGCTTCGTATCTTTCAGAAAAAAAAACTTGTGGACGAGGTTCATTTTGACGAGGATCTCTTTACCAATTTTTCAGACAATTCCATGTATGTGGAAAAGATGCACAGGACGCTTCGTATGTTTTTCTCTTGAAGAAAATATTTTGATTGGAAATATAAAAAAAATGGATGCAATCATAACATGGACGTCTGTTTTTCTTGTATTGATCTTGATTGTGATCATCATTGTGGTTCAACAAAGAAGAAAAAAATCAGAAGCCGTCCGTCTCTCGGACGAATGGTTGAATTTCGCACTGGGAGACACTTTCTGTGCACCTTCCGTTTATGCTGAGGCGGGCATCGATCTTCCACTCCCTCCCGCATCTTCTCATGTGACCTATGGCTTCTCGGCCAAGGAGAACAATGAATTGATCTTTCCACAGTTAGAAAAGGCCGCGCGCACCTTTTTTCCCATGACGGAAAAGGCCTTTATGTGTCCGGGAGCGTCGGGTGCACTGGGATTGATGGCGGACTGCCTGATCCGAGAGGAAAAGATCGATTACATCACCGGCCATCCGGCATCCTATCGTGCCGATTCGCGCTCCTTCTCTGTCCCTTATTATACTATCGGCACAGAACCATCCACCAACGGTGTCGAGATGCTCATCCTACCGGACCAACCGTCCGGCAAGATCCTCACACCGGGGACGAGGGCCAAATGGCTATGTGTGGACGTGTGCTATTTTTCGGATGCCTTTCTTGAACAGGACCATAAGGAACAGATCCTGGGCATTATCCGTAATCAGATCGCCATTGGGAGAAATGTCCTTGTCGTTTCTTCACTCTCTAAAATCATGCTCGCCACCGGTCTACGATGCGGATTCTTTATTCTGCCGGAAAACAGCAATGAGGAGACACGGAATCTTTACACCAAAGCCTCAGAACGAGCCATGATCGCCTGGCTTTCCATCGGAGAACCTAATGCCAGAGCAGGACTCCAGCGCATGTTGATTGATGACAATACGCTGTTCAATTCTATCCTGCGAACAATGATCGATCGTCGCCAGCAGATACTTCGAAAAGAAGCCAAGCGACTCCAATGGACGGTCCTTTGTGAACCTCATTCAGCCTACTTTTTTTTCTTCTCCAAAAACATCCAGGAACAGTGCAAGAAACTCAAGATCCATTATCGAGACGGCAGTTATTTTAATCCATGTAAATACCCCATTCATCATCTCGCCCGCTTCAATCTTTTCCAGGACGAACCTCACTTTCAAGAATTAATTCGCCGTATTCAGACCTTGTCTTCGTAAAATCCAATCTTCTTTCTTTTGAGATTATTCTTATTTAAAAAATTGTATGTATCAGGAAACTAGAATTAGATGTGGGCGACATTCATCTGAGGGGAAAAGGTGGGAAGGACCATGTTGAATTGCTTCTTCATCTTGGCACACTCGAGATTGCTGTAGGCAAAGAGCTCCTCGCATTGTTGAGAGATGAGGACCGATGATTCCCCCGCAACGTATTGGCGGAGGAGCTCGGCGATGTTGGTCGTGAGCATCTCCAACACCTGGTAATACCTACGGAACTTCTCCTCCTGACGCACCGCGCGGTAGAGCTGATCACGCCAGACATCCCGGGTGATCTGGCCGCGGAGATACTTGATCCCCGTGGTCCGGTGAAGCACCGTGCGCTGATTGAACTTGGCAAAGACACGAGGCATCGTCATGTCCGTCAGATGCTGCACCAACCGGTGCACGTCGTAGAGGAAATTGGGCTTGTTGTCGGCGGCGGTGCAGCGACGGGCCCTCCCATTCATCTCGCGGACAAAGGGGAGGCCACCGCATGGGAGATCTCCGGGCTGCCTCGCCGCCTCGCCACCATTGCGCCGCTGGAACTCGTAAAAGTGCGGGTTGTGGATGGGGCCGTTGAGGATGTTGCCGGAGCGCCACGAGAAGCACGTCTGGCACGAGGTGCACCACATCTGATCACACCCCGATTCCTTGAAGATGAGCATGCGACACTTCTCGTTGGGGCAGTGCTTGGTGTTGTCACGGAGTGCCTTGACCGTATCCACATCATCCTTCTTGCACTCGTGTGCGGCATCCCTTGTCAACCCCTTGCAGCCGTGGCACTGGGCACAGAAGAAGTGATCACAGAGACCGCACTTGTAGCCGGTGGAGATGCGACCGCGGCATTCATTACGGGGACAGGCCATGAAGAAGTCGGCGCGGGATGCCTCTGCCTCTATCATCGCCTCTTCTTCGGCGGGCGCGTCGGGTTGGTAGACGAGACGGTTATAGCGCAGCTGGGCGCGAAGGAGGCGATGCTTGGCATCCGTAATCTCCTGCTTGATCCGAATGATCTCCTCACGGGCGGCCTCCTTAAGCTCCTCATTCCTTGCCGCTTGCTGGAAGTTGCCCACATGAGCCTCAGCCTCCGCCAGTAGCGCATTCTTCTGGTGGTCCCGATACTCCTTGTCCATGAAGGACCGGCTCAAGGTAGAGCGCAGGAACTCCATGTTCCACTCGGCGGGACAGAACATGCACTTGGGCACCATCACCGTATTCTGGAGGAGATTGGTCTGGACACACTGGTGACATGCCGTCTTCTGGCAGTAGGGACACGCCACACTGCGGTGCGTCGAGCGATTGAACTTTTCCACACAGATAGAGCAGTCCGTCATGTTGTTTTGTGATCTGTTGTTTTTTAATCAAAGGAATTAAAAATGTTAGATTTTTCGTTCTGATCTCTACCTACCATAGACCTTTATTTTCATACAAATCAATTTTATCAATGACGTAAACATCAATTTATGAAAATCAGATTCCGTTGAATAATTTTTTTTTTTTAAATTATTTTTGTAAAAAGAAAAACAATGTTTGTTCCCAATTATATGGCGGACCGTATGGAGCGCGAAAACTATGTCCTTACGCGATCTCCACAGCCTTCGACATCGGGGATTATTGTTCCTTCGACATCGGGGATTATTGTTCCTAAAACCATAACTTCATTTACATTGCCACCATCATCCTTTCCTTGGAGTTTACAAATTCAGACAACACTGGGTGTAGGTTCTATGCAACTCACCAATAGCTCGGAAACATCCGCTGTCTATAATTATGTTCTTCCACTACTCATTTATTCTAATTCAATAACTCCGTCTCCCACAATAAATAATTATTCCAGCACTCCTACAATTCCTGCCACAATTTCTACAGCCAGGGGCATTGCGAAACTCGCGAGCACCTTTGCAAAGTGTCAAATATTCGAATATGACGGAGTTAATGGTTGTTCTATGTTGTATAGTGCATTTGCGAGTCCGCAAACTATTCCTCCGCTACCCGATGTGAATTTTATTTACGAATCATCTGGGTCTTCTAGCATTAGTGGCAGTGATCCTACTACTTATACCATCACGAATCAGACACAATCTGTTGTGGTGGTCATCACTTATACATGTCTTTATGAATTAACACCTTCCATCGTATCCTCTGCCTCTCCGATGAGGTTGAGAGCATAAATTCTATCACGAATACGGCATCGGTTCGTAATGGTTACCGGTCCATTCAATACGGATCTTGCTTGGAGGGATAGAAACGTCTTCCGGAACAAAGAGGATGGTATCTCCCGAGGCATGGACACGGATCTCGACCGCGACACGAAAGATTTCACAAAACGCCTTGATTTCGATGCCTCCACCCCAGGTCGCATTGTGCCTCATTTTTTGGATGTAGGTTCCTGGATCGGAGGCTTCAAAGGCGGTAATGTCCTGGAACGAGAGACCTTCTACCAGGCTGGTAGGATTGGTGGCCAGGAAGTCACAAATCTTTTGTCGGAGCGCCGTTTCGTCCATCCCGTTCACAAAAAAGGACAACGATCGGAATAGGCAGCTCATTCCCCGTTTACTATAGCACAACAACAATAATATTCTTTTTTTTGTCCAATACAAAATAAAGACATGAGGATCTTTTCCGATCTTGAATTCTTTCTTGCACGATTTGCATCTTCACCTTATTTCCATTCTCTCCTCCAACGCCCCTCGGAACTCGCCTACAAATATCCCACCTCCTCGCCTCTCCACGATCTATCCGATGGCCTCCGCATTCTCGACACAGAGGAACTGGAGCGCGCCCGGAATACTCTACAGACCGCTTCCACACACCTGTTTCGCCATTTTCCCATCCTCCACTGTGTTCGTATGGACCTCAACATCCTTTTTCTGACCGATCTGCGCATCGAGAACGGCTCTTCCTGGACCGATGGATCCACCATCATCCTCGCCTCCTGGCAGAGCCTCGCCCATGAGATGTGCCATCTCTTCCAACGAGCCACGCCTTCCATCTTCAATAACTTTTACCTCCGTCTCGGATTCCTGCCTCTTTCCTACGAGACCTATCACGACCTCCTTCTAAAATTCCCCGACACGCTCATCGACAATCCCGACATGTGCTCCTCTTATTATTCCATCCAAGGATGGATCTGCGCCTACCAGCGGGGCATGAGACCAGTTCTGGTCCATCCCCACACATTCCAGATCCGTCCGGCCTCCCGACAATTCAATCATCCCCACGAGATGCTGGCAGAATGGTTCGAAGCCTCTATTCCACCTGCATCCTCATCCCTACGCTCTCATTCAGATCCTGGTTACGAAGCGTCCTCATCACCACGTCTGTCAAATCTCCTCTTGTATCCACCGGGTGGATCTTAAGCTGATGGAAGCACGTGCTGCTCTGCATACATCCAGGGACGACTGCCTCTGTGACCACGAGGGTCGGTCGATGCTCCAGATCAAAGCGAGAGATCGAGGCGCTCCCCAGCCAGAAGCGGAAGAATTTCTCCTGTGTCTCGATCTCGAGCGCCTCCAATGCCATCAGGAATTTCTGTTTCAGAAGATGATTATTATTCATGACCATCACAACCAGATTCTTCTCCAAACTGCCGCTCTCGTCTCCCAGGATCGAATACGACCTCGATCCATGCAGAAAAGATAGGAGGAGAGGCAGCGAGAATATATCCGCATCATAAATACCCGATGCGGTCTGTCGGTATCCCTCGATAAATGCTTGGGCCGATGGGGACAGGTATCGCTCTTTCAACTGCCGACGGATGTATTGGCCCCTTGGAAGAAAGGGCTCGTCCTGGAGCTCCAGAAAGGATCGATATTCATCGTGATCCATGGTCGTGAGGGATTTCAGGTGCCGGAGATAGTCAATCTCGTAGCCCTCCATGGCCTTGAAAAAATGTGCCATCGTGCCTTCATACCCATGCTTCATAAAATAACAAAGAACGGGATGAAGGCGCAGGCGCGGAGAGAGGTTATCGTAAAAGACGGCGCGGCACAAGAGGATGCCAAGGCGATACCAGAGTTTGTGCCAGAAAACATTCGAGGAGGTCGGCAGCAGATAATCCTCGTCTCTCCCACCCATCCGGCTCCTCATCTGCCGGAAGAGGAGATCATAAAAGTCCTTGGTCAGTCCTCCCATATCGCTACCCACATATCCTCGTGGTGTCTGATAACGGATCGTCATGGCGATCGGTTCGTGCAGAGGAAAATATTTCTTCTGATTCACGGAATTCAGGACGTGTTGTGGATGAATGTTCAATACAAGCTCTTCCGACATCTCGTTCTCCGAACGATGAGCGAGGTATTCAGGAAGATTGATCATCTTGGGTAATACGAGATGCTTCCATGCATCCAGAAGATGGAAATAGCAGCGAGGAATATGCACACGATCGAGCGCACGAAGTGACAGAACAAGACAATCCGAGAGACCTCGCACCATGCTATGCTCGATAAAGATCTGGTGGACTCGTTCCGAGATTTTATTTGGATGCTCCTCGAGACAGCATCGCATCATCCCGCACAGATCAAAGGACAGATGATCCTTCCGATCCACCGTCCTAAGAAAGATCGTAACCGCCTCTGGATTCCGGGAGGCAAGAATCTTTCGGAAGCACGCATCCGAGATCGGCATCCTCTCATCTTCCATAAAACAGAGGAGATCTTCGAAGGACATGGCACATCCGTGTCTCTCTAATAAATCCATCCTGGTCTTGACATCCAAGGCCATCATCGCCTCCATTCCCAGGATGCTCTTGATCTGAAAATATTCCATCGATACGAAAAACTTGCGATACCATTGCGAAGGCGTGCCGTGGCGGCATAATCGACATGTCCTATGACAATGAAGAACCGCCTTGAATAAATCGCGTGCATCAATCGCGTCGCAAAAACACTTCTTCTTGCTGAAGCTGATGCTACGGCGACGACGATATATCTTGTCCATCTGGTATGTGTATTGGCAATTAGAAAAAATTCAGTATATCAGTATATCGTATTTAAGTCTAGATATATCTGCATCAATATCTAGAATTCATTTTTTATGACGATCTAAGAAATGATGGGTAAGAAACAAATAGATGAAGACGATACTTTCCGTGCTGCTCCTCTTGACCTCCTCGTCGACGATCGCATTCCAATCGATCTATACCCCACGGAATACGAGACAAGAGAAGTATGATCGGCTGCTGCAGGATCGGCATCCTCTCATCATTGCCGAGGGACCGGCGGGCACGGGCAAGACGATGATGGCGTGCCAGCACGCGCTCCGCCTCCTTTCAGAAAAAAAGATTAAAAAGATTATTGTGACGCGCCCAACGATTGCCGCGGACGATGGGATCGGTTATTTGAAGGGGGGGTTGCAGGAAAAGATGACTCCGTGGCTAGCGCCGGCGCTGGACGTCTTTATGGAATTCTACACACGTGACAAGGTGAAGAACATGCTCGAACTTGGTCTGCTGGAGATGGCGCCGCTTAGCTTCATGCGGGGGAGGACCTTCAAGACGGCCTTTGTAATCGCGGACGAGATGCAGAACGCCACACCGGGTCAGACCAAGATGATGCTCACACGTCTCGGCGATGACTCTCGGATGGTGGTCACGGGCGACATCGCCCAATCGGACATCAAGGGACTCAATGGATTGGACGACCTGATCCAGCGCATCGAGAATCAGCCATCGAAGGACATGTATGCCAAGGGGATCGCCCTCCTCCGCTTCCAGCAGGAGCATATCGAGCGACACCCTCTCCTCATCACCTTGTGCGACCTCTATGAGGACTGAGATCTTATTCTTCTATTAATTTTTTATACCATAATAAAAAATGTGTTCGGTGAATCACGAAAAAAAGGCAATTTTTATACGATCTCCTAAGACCGGTGGAGAATACATTCAGAATGTATTATGTCAGTTTTATGGTTTCAAATGGTATTATCTTTCACGCCCCGATCATGATGAATTCATGGAAGAAGCACCCCATTCTTCTCTTCCCTTTCAGGACAACTTTCTTCATCTTCATAAGAAAGGAATCTATCGGTATTATCAGTCTTCTAAATATGGGAATGACGAAATGAATCTTGATGATAAAAAGTGGGACTCCTATTTTAAATTTACTTTTATTCGAAATCCTTATGATCGTTTTGTCTCTGCATTCAAGTATCTTAAAAAATACCACAGTAAGAAGTGCGATTATGAGACACTAGAGGAATTTATCCACAACATGCATAAGATTTGTCGATATAGCTACTTCCATCTGTTTATTACTCAATTCGAAAACCTGAGAAATGATCAAGGGATCGATCATTTACAGGCAATCGGCAGGTTCGAATCTCTCGAAAACGACTTGTGCAGGATCCTGCGTCAGATTGGATTTGAAGATACAACGAGGCATCATTCGATCCGAGAAAAAAAGTTTCATCCTGCTTCGGATACACGACCCACATGGATGTTTCTTACACCTGCTACCCTGACATTCTGTAATCAATATTTTGAAAAAGATTTCAAAGTATTTCATTATAATCGTTATCGATCTATCGAAGCCATGAAAAATAAAAAGACCTCTTCACCTCTCTATATTATTTGTATTTTTATTCTGTTATTCCTGGGTCTTTTCTTCCTCTTAAGACAACATGCCCGGTGGCCATGAGGGGAGGATGGGAAATTTCGGTTTGCTGGTGGTGCGGTGATTGTTAAGATACTCCTTTAGCATCTGCTGGGTGTTGGTATAGATGAGGTATTGGAGCTGCTCGGAGGAGACGGGCTGGAGTTTGTTAGTGACTGTCAGGAAAAAGAAGATCTCGATCACAATGACAAAGAGGATGGAATACATGACTGAATAGGCAATCTTGTGGAAATGGATCTTGAGTCTCTTGGTGATCCGGAAGATAAAGATATAGATAAGAAAGAGGATGACAGTGATCACCCCGATCAGGCTGAAGGAAAAGATCATAACACGGCCTCGTATCTTGCTGATATTTTTCTCGGCCTCGACCGCCTTGATGGCGATCTCGTTCATCTGTTGTGCGATGAGATTTTCAATCTTTTTATCCATATACTGATCCTCGGGAAGTAGGAAAGGATTGTCGATGGCAAGAATTTCCCGGACCTGCTTGGTGATGAGATCTTTCAAGGTTTTTTCTAGTGTCGCCTTTTCAATCGGATAGACATAAAAAAAGTAAAAGAGGGTAAGAAATGTAATCATGAGGATGCAATGGATCGAGGTATGAATGGACAATTCGATCCAATCCGTGGTCGACATGGTGTCGGATTTAATCATCTTGTTTTTGACGTTTACACCACGAGGCATGAGGATGATTTAATTTTTATTTAAATGGTGATAAATAAAAATTGCAAAAAGAATGTCGTCGTATCCGATTCATGTGGTGATCCTGGCGGCCGGGCGAGGAGAAAGGATGAGAGCCGCCTTTCCCGGCATCCCCAAATCGTTAGTGCCGCTGGATCACACCCCGATGCTGGTCCGGCTTCTGAGAACGCTCCAGAGCAGTCTGTTGGAGGTGAATGCAATTACGATTGTGGTGCGCCCAGAGGAAAAGGATTTATTTTCCAGAGAGCTGCGTCGATACATGTCGAGCCATTTCATGCAAAAGGTGATGTTCTGTGTCCAGGAAGAGCAGATGGGATATGGGACAGCCGCGGGCCTGCAGGCCTTTGCCTCCACGACAAGCGCCTACCATGACGACAGATATATGATATTGAATGGAGATGCACCGCTTGTGCTGGCCGAGACGCTCCATAAAATGATGATGGCGGCACCGAATGCCGATCTCGTGGTGGGCACGGTTTTTATGCAGGATCCTTCTGGATATGGTCGTGTGGTCAGGATGGGAGGTGGTATTAAGATCTTGGAGCAAAAGGAGATCGACGCGCTGCCCTCCAACGATCCTTCTAGGAAGGTGTGCGAGGTCAACACGGGAATCTATCTGATGACAAAAGAGCTGGTGCAAAAGACGCAGAAGATTGAGGAGTGCCCTGTCACCAGGGAAAAGAAATTGACTGATGTCTGTGGATGGACAGAGTCTGCCCATGTCTTTTCGGGATTCACCGAGGAAGAGACCCTGAACATCAATTCGCCACTGGATCGGAATTACGCCGAGCACATCCTTTTTCAGAAACGGACCGAGGCGATCCATCGTCCCCTTTATGCGCTCCTCGCCAAGGACATGCGTCGCTAAGTGTCCGTCTCATAATGATACTGTCCCCATCAAACCCGGCGTCACGGACATATCGGAATCCCAGTTTGAGATAAAGATTGATGGCCGACACATTGGTCTTAAGGACTTCAAGATGCATCCGTTTCTTGCCCCGTCTACAGCAATCCACAATCACTCGTTGGAGGATGGCCGTCATCAGTCCTCGACCCCGCCATCGAGGATCGGTGCAGACATTGTAGATCACGTTGGTCATCTTCCTTGTCTCATTCCTAGAGGTTCCATGATCCTTGAGAGAAAGAATTGCCACTACCCGATTGCGTTTGCGAATGTAGTATTGATACGTCCCCGCCATCGAACAAAGAACATTCCGACCGCATCCATCGAATTCATCCAATAATTGTTCTAATCGCTCTTGATCTCTTGCATCCCGGACGAACTCATGTCCCTCCGAGACCATCACAAGATCCATTCCTGTTTATTTAGATGGTTAATTTTTATTCCTTGTATGTAATAAAAATAGATGGATAAGAAATACAAGCTCTATCAATCAGAGAAGGGTCCAAGGGTGTTTTTTTTACCGGAAAAGAGAGTGGGAACCATTTATATCGAGATGATTGTAAATTGTGGTTCCTATATGGAGGAGGTGGTGGAAATCTCGCATTTTCTAGAGCACATGCAGGGTAATTTTACCTCTGTAAAATATCCATCTGCCAAAAAAATACGACGGGAATTTGAAGATTGGGGTTGTTATATGAATGCTTCTACCACCGATGGACAGACCAATTATCACATCACATGTTTGCGAGAATTCTTTCCTCGAGTCCTTGATATTTTTCTGGAAAGTTTTATTCATTTCAAGATGGATCTTTCAGAATTTTCAGCAGAAAAGGCCGCCGTGATCACAGAAATCAAGCAGAATCATATCGCAGACATCTGGAAAACATATTTTACGACTATAAGACAACAATTATATGGCCCTCAGATCCCATTCGCGTATGCGACACCCGAAGAGCGGATCAAATCGGTGAAAAAAATAAAACCACAAGACCTCCTCACCTATCGAAAAAAATATTATGAAAATCCAGAGAGGTATACGCTGATTGTGGCGGGTGATTTCTCACCCTCTGTTATTCTTCGAGAGATTCAAGACAAGTTTGTAAAGCCCTTTCTCCATCAGAATGAAAAACAAATACAGCAACCAATACCCATCCCTCAGTTTCCACTGGTGTTCCAAGATGGAACCGTGATGAATGTAAAAAATAAGAATCACTTGTCGAATTACAAGATTTGTATGATTTGGGGTATTGGAAATCAGGTCACCCCTTCCGATCTGAAACAACGCGCCGCCACCTATCTTTTAACCTCCGTATTACAATTGAGATTATTTGAGATTTTACGCTCAAGAGAAGGGATGATATATGGCGTGAATGTTAATTTTTATCCGGATTATTACGGCTCCGGAGTATTCTCGATTCAAACGGAAACCGCCAAGAAAAACCGGAAACGCTTATTCCATCTGGTGCACAAAGAAATGAAGAAACTCTCCACGATCAAAATTCCTTCCCATGAATTCGAAGGCATAAAGAATGAGACCAAGATGTTTTTTTACAAGGACCGTCAGGATATATCTCCCGAAAATTCCGCCCATTTCTATAGCGAACAGGTATCCATGAGCAAGCCAATCATCACCTATACCCGTCTTTATAATACCTACCAAAAAATAACACCGGAAGATGTCTTGCAGATGTGTGCAATGATCTTGAAATGTCCCCGCTTGATCGTCTATTCTGGATGATTGTTTAGATTTTATTTTTCAAAAGCTGAGACTCGGTCATATAGAGCATGTCGCCAAAGGGGATATGATGGTCATCTAGGTAGGGTGAGGCAACCAGGATCTGGTCCTGTCGACGGAGTTCGGTCCATACGGAATGGGGGTGCATCCAGAGGTAAGAAATAAAGATTGTGGTATCCATGTGTTGTTGCTCAGATTCGGCAATGATCCTGTCAATCTTTTCTGCCACATTGTGCTGCAGAGAAACATATTCGGTTCGCGAATACAAAGGAGAAGTTGTTTCAAGATGATTCCTCCACTCGGTCCATTCTTTATATCGTTGTTCTGTCTCCTCATCCATTGTCTTGGCAAAAAGAGAGAAGGAGGGAGAAACATCCTGGACCTCGAGTCCCTCGATGGGTTTAAGGAGGGCCTTTTCTGGATTGAGATAGATGGCGCGATGATGTTTTTGCATCCATTCGGAGGGGAAAGCCTGGCTGGGATGCGTTGCCACCAGCACCACAGGAATCGATGTCGTGGAAAGAGTCCGAGTCCGTGGCATGGTGGAAAGGGGAAATAGGTAGAGGGCCCTTGTCAGGATCGTTAAAAATCCCATTTTTTATTCTATATACGTATTTTTTTCTTTCTTTTCGTTGTCATAAAGATCCTCTTTATCCTTTTAGATAATAAAAGGATATGGCACACGAGGCGGAATGGGTGGAGCACATGCGTCGTGAATTCTGGAAGCGGATGATGAAGAATCCGACCAAGTGTTCGAGGATGGAATGGAAGAACATGTCGGGTCATCCGTTTCTCACCGAGAGCATGATCGCCAACAACCCGGATCATCCGTGGGATTGGAGGGCTCTCTCGCGGCAGGAGTTTATCAAGATCCATCGTTCTCTTCTTCAGACACCAGAGAAGGACTGGGATTGGATCCATCTTTCCTCGACGATTCCTCTTGAATTTATCCTCCAGCATCCTCGTCTTGGATGGTCCTACAGCATCGTCTACGATAGGATGCATCCAAGACGAACGATCCCTCCTCGTCGCATCGAGATCCTCTTGGCCACGACTCCCGGCAATGAATTGGATTGGAAGACCCTTTCCATGACCGCCCCGTTGAATTTTATCCTTTCTCATGCCACCTTGTCCTGGAAATGGCATCTGGTGACGCGGCGACAGGGTGTTTCTTTCCGCATCCTCCATCATCATCCAAATCTCAATTGGGACCTAAAGCACGCCATGCGCCACTTGCCCTTTTCCTCTCACCACCTTACCTTTTCTCGCTTCCTCCTTGATTTCCCGCTCCTCTCTCTCAATCCCCATCTACATCGACACATCCTCTGTCAGCATCTGGATCGACCCTGGGATTGGAAGGCGCTGGCCCGTCATCCGGCCTTTCCTCCCCAGAAAATATTTCATGACACCGTCCTGAGACCTCTTTGGCGCTGGGATCACTGCCTTTTGCACCCTCGGATCTCCTGGGAATTTTATAATATTGCCCGACGAGAATTCACCATCACCCGGCATTTCTCTCTCTTGTCCAAGAATCACTTCCACGCCTCCGATATCCTCCCTCCCTACCTTCGCGCCGTGCTCCGTAGATTCCTTCTCACCACCCTTTATCGACGGCGTCTCCACCACCAATTCCGTCTGCTCCGTTATATCCGCAACCACCTCCCCTCCTGTCTCTTTCAACTCCCCCTTCTCCAGTTTGTCTAGAAATTGATTTAAAGAGGATAGCGTCCTAAAGAAAAGAATGGATTTAAACATGGATACCGGACTTTTAGAATGGGCAGAGTATTTAAAACAACAAGGAATGGACGACAGGAACATGACGGGCAAGGAGAAGAAGACAGAGAATGGATGCATTCATGCCAATTGGTCGATGGAATCATTCAATAGGATCTGTGAGGATTGTGGTGTGGTAATCACCAAAGAAGACGATCCCAGCACCGATTTGAACCCAGTCGCCAAGTATAATACGGATCCGAAGCGGTGCCACGCGAGACGTAATGAGGAAAAGGGCATTTATAAGGATGTGGAAAAGCTGGGATTCAGCGATAAGATCGTCTCGATTGCCAGTCTTATGTATGAGCAGGTCACGGGTGGTAAGATTTTCCGTGGCAATTCAAGAAAGGGGATTATTTTTGCCTGTATCTTTCATGCTTACAAGATCAACGATAATCCCCAGAGCTGCGAGCAGCTGATCGAGATCTTTGGCATCGAGAGAAAGATTGGTCTGAAGGGGCTCAAGTTTGTGAACCTGAATTCACCCAAGGACAGTAAATTCCGTAATTACCAGATCTCGACCGAGGACATCATCCGTGAGATCATGGACAAATTCAATGCCAGCGAGACACAGAAATTAGAGGCGATTCGTATCTATGATCGCGTCAAGAACCGCTCCTCGCTCCTCAATCGATCTCGACCACAATCGGTGGCGAGTGGTGTGGTCCGCTACTACATCCTACAGAAGAACAAGGACATCGGCATGGATTTCTTCAAGACCCGGGTCAAGCTCAGTGAGCTCACCATCACACGAATCGTCTGTGAGATTGAAAACATCCTTGATTTATTATAAAAAGCATCTAATAATTTGAGTTTTCTAGAATAAAAACTATTGGCCGCTTGGTCTAGTGGTATGATTCTTCATTTGGGTTCGATTCCCTCAGCGGCCCGCTATGTGATTTACAAAAATGCTTTATTTTTGTAAGAATGAAATTTTACTTGCTGGGAACAACGTGGAACATGGTGCATGTGAGGCTAAGATCATCCCAATTCGGTTCACCAAAGAAAAAGGCACCCTCTCGTTCCACGATGGAAAGGAGATGGTCCGCGAGACCCTGTGCATCGCCGTCTTTGTGGGTGCGAGCGTAGTCGGAGACCTTCTCGCCAAATTCGCTGCTGTAGAGGACATCGCCAGGACCGTCTGAGCAGGCCACGAGGGCGAGATGGATCGGTCCCAAGAATTCCATGATGGAGACGCTTGGGGTTGCGACCATAAGAGGGATGCGATCATGGAGGGGCTTCTTGTAGCGACGATCGCCCATTCCCCTTGTCATCTGTGTCCCACCGACGAACATACCGAGCTCCTCATCGTATTCGAGCGGTGTCGATCCGTAGTTCTCATGACCAGTCCCTTCCAGTGCCTCGTCCTCCCATCGTCCATCCCTGTGGACACGCTGCAGCTTCCGGGTGCGGCTCTGGATGCCCCCCACTCTGCCTGCCGTCTTGTATAAGCGGACGACATGATCGCGATTGGCCTCATGGACGACATCGGACGACCCTACAAACATGGGGACAGGCTTGAATTCGCCCTCTGTGTCTGGAAATGTCTCATGATGATTGGTATTCGCACGCGAGTAGATCACGATCGGGACGGGCTGGTCGGCATTCTTGCACGCCTCATTATGGATGCGACGCTCCTTGATCGAGTCCCAGGAATGCATCGTGGCCATCTCCCCCACCCGCCCGTCCGATGCCCTTATTAGGAGGATCGGACTGTCGCCCACATTGGCCGTCACCAGGAAGATTCTCCCTTCTTTCACGTCCTGAAGGATCATCCATACCGACAATGTCGATCCACCGGTGGATGTGAGCTTGCACGCCTCCTCGTCCAGGGCAAGAAAACGCAGACGCAGCGTCTCGCGCACCTCGTCGCTTTTTTCAAGAAGCAGCTGATCCATCAGGTCACGATACTCCGTCCGTGTAAAGAGATCCTTGTTGCAATGCCTCGATACTTTTTCGCCTTCCATCCCATGTCCATCCGCGATCGTGCCGGTCACCACAACAAGACCGTCTCCCTCGATCCTGTTCATAGAGGCCGCATCCTGACCAAAGGTTCCTGACATCCGCCCATTCAAGGAGCGACTCCTGATCGATGGAATGCCCGCACATTTGTTGCGCCCGTTCAATCCCATTGTCAGACGGTCCATACACAGCCTCGGTTTCGCAGTCCCTTCCGGATGAAACGACGTTGTCTCGCTCAGATCCCTCACATTCTCTCGCTCCAATTTCATCCTCGGGTGCTCTGCTCTCATCACAACATCGTCTGGATTCTCAACGCGTCTCGGCTGGAGCACCATCCTGACGACGGAAGAAGAAGACATCTGATTCTGGATAGGATAATAATAAAAACAAAAAACAAATCGTTATGTGTTTGTTGGTGAAATATACTTATATTCTGCAAAAAAAATTGATTTCAATTTTTATGACGATGGTGCACTGTATCGGATAAAAAATATATCGGCCACTAATGCAAAAAGCATGGGAAATTGCCAGGCATTAAAAAATTTCGTATGATAAGGATTTTTGAAGATCATGACGGAAACAAAGAGGTATCCACTAATACAAAGAGAGAGTAGCAGAGACACAAGGAGTGCATTTTGAATAACAACATATGCTTTCATATTTCTGTTTTTCTTCCTCCCTATACAACGATGTTTTCATTTTTTTATGAGCACATGGTTCAGTCCTCGATGATAGTCTTATTTATCGCCGCGATGACTCTACATGAATTCTTTTCGTTACGGTATGATGATTTATATTATTATGTTGTTTATCCACCGAATCGAAAAAATTCAGAAAAGATGGAAACGAGTCCGACAACGTCCTCCTGGGTCCAGTCGTCACAGGGAAGACCGATGTAAAGTCCGCTCTGATCGACAAGATCGGCCTTGGGAAAGAGAGAATCGTTGGTATTGTCTTTGTAGTCGGGGTGAAGTTGGAAAAAAGGTTGTCTGGCAAAATTACCGGTGATGATTGGTCTATTCTCAACGGATTGTTCGGTAAGGGTCTTTTTAAGGGAGGGAACATGCTGCACATATTGTTCCGTAACAAAGAGACAGATCCCAAACCACGCCGCGCGTGCATGCTCCTGTTCCTGTGGGAAACGAAGGATGGTGGAAAGTAAAGGATCGGTCTCGATGAGGGCACGAAATCGATTGTAATTGCGGACACGGGTCTCGTTCATGGCCTCTAGTTTTCGAAGCTGGATTCTGCCAAGCAGTCCCTGAATGTCCATGGGACGGACATTGTATCCCTCATTGTAGAACATATAACGGGAATCAATGGCGGGGAATTGTTTTTCATACTGTTGTTGGGTAGCCTCCGAACATTGACGCGTCCAGCCGTGAGCGCGCAATGAGAGCAAAAGATCGTGCACGGCTGGATCATGGCAGACCACCATACCTCCCTCAATGGTGGTCATGTGATGGCTGTAATAAAAAGAATAGGTGCCACAGAGGCCAAAGGTGCCGAGCCATTGATTCCTGTAGATTGAACCCAGAGATTCGCAGGTGTCCTCGATCAGCAGCATCGGATGAGATTCCACAATCTTCAAGATCCTGTCCATATTGGCACAATTGCCCATGACATGCACCAGCATCAATGCGCGTGTTCGAGAGGTGATCTTGCGCACAAGATCATCCTCATCAATATTGAGCGTCTCGGGTCGCACATCCACAAAGACAGGACGAAGACCGACTTGCAGGATCGGCCAGACGCTCGTAGACCAGCAGACCGCGGGGACAAGAACCTCGTCTCCAGGTGATAATTTTTTAGAAAAGAGAAAATTGGTGAGTAGCGCACAGGCCAGCAGATTTGCGGAAGATCCGGAATTGACCATGACCGCATAGGGAGCACCGACGCGTGCGGCGAATTCCTTCTCGAATTTCTGCACCATGACATCCATGGTCAATTTTTTGCCACTGGCGATGTGCTGGCAGAGGAGCAGGGTTTCTTCCTGGTCATATTGATTGGTGGTCAGAGGATAGCGACAGGCATTCGATAGGTTGGAGGGCTTGCCCATCAGTGATGTGCCGTTGAGTCGGATGTCGCGTATCACTACGTTCTCGTCTTGACTGGATACAACAAGCACATAAACATCTCTTTTTTCCACCGCGGCAAAAGAATGCACATGATCGATGATGCTAGAGGGCATTCTCTGGATACCATCGATCTTTCCTCGAATCGCGGTCGTGACATGTCCATCACATTCTACCCGCACCTCGCACCTATCTTCAAGAAAGATGTCAAATTCTAGAATCATTTCAATTGGTTTAATAATATATTCATCTATTATTAAATCAAAAAACAAAGAATGAAGATTCTCGTTACAGGCGGTTCGGGGATGGTAGGGAGGTATCTACAAGATCTTATCCTCAATTCTGAACGCGATGAATGGGTATTTCCTACATCTTCCGAAATGAATCTATTGGATGAGGCGGCCATCCGAAACTATCTGGTGGGAAAATCCTTTGACTTTGTAATCCATCTCGCGGCCAATGTCGGAGGTCTCTACAAGAACTTGAATCATCCAGTAGCCATGCTTCACGACAATATGTTGATGAATGAGAATATCCTTACCACATGCTATGAAGCGGGGATCCGGAAGGGCATTTTTCTATGCTCGACCTGTATCTTTCCGATGACTCCTGAATCGTATCCTATGAAGGAAGAAGATATTATTCAAGGACCTCCTCATCCCTCGAATGCAGGCTACGGTTACGCCAAACGAATGCTCTATCTGCAATGCCAGAATTACAACAAGGAGAAAAACACATGCTACAAATGCATCTCTCCATGCAATCTCTACGGAAAATATGACAATTACCATCTTCAGGATTCGCATGTTGTGCCTGCGCTCATCCATCGATTCTATCTGGCCACCGACCAGATGGTGGTGCGGACTGGGTCCAAGTCGCTCCGTCAATTCATGCTGGCCGGAGACCTTGCTCGCGCTCTTGTCCTGGTGATGGATCATTTTGACACAATTTCTCACGACCACATGATTGTCGCCACCGAGGATGAGCTGATCACGGATCTTACCAAGAAGATCGGCGCCTTTTTTCCTTCCATCCGCATTCAATTTGAGGATGTAGAAGAAGGGATCGTGAAAAAGACGTGTTCCCCTGCTCGTTTCCTCTCCCTTTTTCCAGATTTCAAGTTTACCTCACTTGACGACGGTTTGAAGGAAACCGTGGAATGGTTCCATAAGAATTATGATGTGGATGTCCGAAAATAACGGACTTACCGACTTATATCTTACGATTGCGAGACGATCCATTATTGCTACCACTGCCACTACCACTATTCTGTGGAGGAAGAGAAGATCCATTATTGCTACCACTGCCACTACCACCATTTTGTGGAGGTGGAGGAGAAGATCCATTACTGCTGCCACTGCCACTACCACCATTCTGTGGAGATGGACCACTGCCACCTCCACTGCTAGAAGGAGAAGGTAATGTCGCAGCGGTCCCGTAAAAGGCAAAGGCTGTATAGGGCCAATCAAAGGTCGCCACATAAAAGAATGGAAAGGTCATCGTGGTGGATGGAGAAGAGGAAGAGGATGTGGAGGAGAGTGTGGGCATGGAAAAGGTGATCGACGCGACGATGCCGTGATTTGAATTCAAATCACTGGTCTGCACGACACGTGTCTCACCGGTGGTCTTGTCTGTGACCAGGAAGGGTGCGACGATCGGGTAGCCGTCGATCATAATTCCAGCCACACGGATCTGATTGTCCAAAATCCAGTTAAAGAGGCATGGTGAGATCATGTGGCGATGGTAATCCTCCGGGCTAGGATGCGCACCAAAAATGTCAAGGCATTCGAGAGCAAGCGGGTTATTCCCACCCGAATCCAGCGCCTGACAGAGAATGATGTTATCAAAGGCATATCCTATCTGATCCATATTCAAGGGATTAAAGGTGCTGGTGCTGACGGTTGCAGCCACCGCCAGTGTTTCAGTGGTTATCGCAGTAACCTGCTCATTATTCGCATCGCAGTAGGAGGCTACCTGTGTCGTAAAATCCCCATCATTAGGAAAAGCACCCACGGGATGGACGGGGTAAGAATTCGTCGTGATGGACATGGTCGTGGAAGATGTGGGCTGAACCACATATTGGGCTTTAAATTCTGACGATGTATTGAGTCCTACAATGCAGTAATTGTCAAATTTGACACTCATAGACAGGTAAGGCGTTTCTTCATTACTGACAAAATAGGTCGTGGTATATGAGGACGGACTAGCGGTTGTTTTCATGAGGCTCGTGCTGCTTGAAGAGTAAGGCATTGTGGAAAACCATCGACCCGTATTGCATATCGTGTCCTGGGCATCAAAGGGGGACATGTAGATAAGATTGGCGAGGAGGGCGGTCGTCTGATCGGTGGAATAATTAGTGATATTCATTCTGGCGGCGGTGGAATCCATGGCCGTCGTCATCCAATTGGCAATGTCCGCCACCGAGAAAGGTCCTGACGGCACCGTGATGGTCGATGGAAGTGTGACCGTAGCCAGAGGGAGATTGTAGTTGCAGGCCGCATTGTCAAAGATGTGCATGGTCAGCACCGACATATCCGTGAGTGGGATGGTCTTTGTGACGGTCGGGCTCGATTCAAAGGTGATCTGGTATCCAAATTGCAGATCGGTGGCGGTGGTGGGGATGGCGAGGAGCGGCATGCAATACACGATCGATTGGCCGTCATAGGGCATGTTGGGAATGGTAAATGGTGCCGCCGTCGTCGTCGCGATCATTGTGGTGGTGGACGGCGGACCGGATGGGAAATTAGAGGTCAGGGTCACAGGGACATTGACCAGGAATTCGATCGTATCGGTATTGATCACGGTATTGCCATTCAGATCATAACTATAATAGCTTGTGAAAGAGGTCGGTGTCGTTGGGATCGATAGATCGGTCGTGCTGATATAGACATTGTAGACAGTCACGTCGGTATCGCTGATGCTTGTCAATTCGTTGCCTTTCAGCACCTTGTAATATCCGACCATCGATGGAGAAGAACCAGTAAGATTACTATTTGTTGAGTTTTTTGAATCGATGTATAGCCCAAGACTCACAGCAAAAAGTGCACAACCTAGTATGAGTATACCTGCAGCTTGCCCTTTTCCCTTTGTTTCAGGCGGTGTGCCCAAAAACAAGCCACCACCAATCAATATCAGGAGAACACCAAGAACAAAACCTATTATCAATAACCATTGTGGAATCATATTTTTTTATTTTACATAAAAAAAAAATATATATATATATTTTTCAAGCAAGAAAAAAGGATTTATTTTTTATTTTTTTTATTTCGGATTGTGAGCACCACAATACCCACCCATCCCAGCACCGCAAAGAGGAAGAGCAATATCAAGATCACAATCAACCACCGATTGATCCCGCTAAACAGGCTTCGTTTAGAACCGAGTTTTCCGGTATAGAGGCATGCACCGTATCCTTTCTTTAGGCATTCAAAGGCCAGACCAAAACGGGCATAGCCGTCAGGAAGATCCGGCTTCAGGCCGCAATATATCTTTTCACGCGGTGATGGCATTTTATGCATTGGCAATTTATTTATTTTCGTGTCGTTATGGTGTGTTCCAATGGCAATCCCATAGTGGGAAGCAAAGGAGCTAGCTGCTCAGGGCCATCGTTCTTCCATGGAAGCGAATACAAAAAGGTGAATCGTCGCTTCATGGATGAAGCCACCTTTCGGACCAGCTCTTCTTTTGGCAAGAGATCCATGAATCGATAAAAAATCGTCTTGCGGAATTCAGAATAGAGCTTGTTCAAGGAATGGAAACCATCCTTTTCTACAAGCCTTTGATCCAGAAAAAGGAGGATACATAGATCCAACCACCTCAGGATGCATATATTGGTGAGAAGCGTCTTATTCCGAAATATCGCGATCCGCTCGGTGATCCTTTCATCGGTTTCCTTTTGTCGCATCCATCTTACCCATGCCCGCACGATGCTCTTTTCAGAAGGCGTCTCGGCCGCATCGATAAAGGAATGGATCCATACAGACATTTATTTATTATCAATAAAAAAATGATACTATGTTTTGGATAATAAATTCTCTCGTTTTTCCACGTGCTCTCGCACAATCTCAAAATTGACGAGCGGCATATCATGCCAGAACCATTTGTGGAAGACAACCTCGAATGGGTCGATCGTGCCTCCAAAATAGCTTCCGAGACGAGAAGGATGCTTGTTCTCATTCAAACCCCAATATTCTTCTTTTCGCCAATCGATGCCTCGATATTTATTCAGCATACAGCCGATGTTGTGACCATTATCAAGTATACATCGGGACATTGCATACTCACCGTGAATAATAGCTGATTCTTTGGTGGGATGCTGACTAAAAATACCAGATTCGGCCATGAGCAATTCTAATCCCTGCTTATCGGTGCAAAAGAAGAAGCCTTCCACCCTTGGACCTCGTTTACCACTTTTATCCCAATCAGGTAGACAGACAATGGTTGTCCCCATCAATCGAACCGATGTATCCGCTTTAAACCGCCCATGAAATAATTCCACCCAATCCTGTGTAGAAGACGGATCGCGAAAAAGCGGACCAATCACCGATGCATTCATAAAGATAAAGAATTCATGCTGTAACAGCACCTCTGATCCAAGACGATCCAGTGCATGCTTGTAGCCCCCAAAATCAAAACCTTCATTTTCGCGATACATCACCCTCACATTTGGTAGAAATGGAAAGGCTACCGTGCAATTCCTACCATTCACAATAAAAACATAGCGATATTGGGGAAGAATGGCATATTTAAGAAAATATTTAAGATTATAATGACACGATTCCGTTTCATGATAGGCATAGAAAATAATCGTCATGTCTTTTCTTAAAGACATGATAAAAAATTTATGATAATTTTTCACAAATTAGACCATGGATTGTTCATAATGATACAAGGCCTCGGTGCGAGAGAGATAATTACCGATTTTCGACCAGCGAGTAGAGTCCTTGGATTTATAGTTGGAAAAGAACCATTTGATATCCTCAAGGATCTCGGTTTGGATATCCTTGATGTCGCGTATCATGGCATTCTTTTCATAGTCCTCCTGTGAAAGCACTAGCAATTTCATATCCATACCCTTCTCATCCTCCATCTCCAATGCACCGATGATGTAACAAGAGAGGGTCTCGCCGCGCTTATAATTCGTATCCGAAATCACCACTGTGTCCATCTCATCCCCATCCTCAGCTCTCGTGCCTGGAATGAACCCATACGAATATGGATAGAAATAAGGATAGGGAAGAACACGATCCAATTTCATGGTGCCCGTCTCGTGGCAATATTCATACTTCTGATTCGAATGCTTCTCAATCTCAATCACGGTTTGTTGAAACATTATCTCTCTCTCTTCTTTAATCAATATTTTTTATTTTTTAGATTCATTTGATTCAATCTAAGCATATGTATGGTGAATATCTAGATACGGACCTGCTTCTCAAAGAGAAACCCGATGGATCGTGAGGTGGAAAAGGGGACAACAATATTGTCAATGTCGTTGTAATCGACATTGTAAAAGTTTTTGCGGAATTCTTCGATGGAGAGCATCCCACCATAGGATTTGAGGAGGCGCCAGGAAGAGGCGGGTTCGATCGGTAGGGCCTTGTCACCAAAGACGGTCATATAGAGGTGATTGAGGAGGTTCTCGCTATTGATGTAGAGAGGATTGGTGTGACTTGAGTGGATAAAGGCAAGGCAGCAATTAAAAGAACAAAAGATGCCATCGGTGATATAAAAATCCCTCTTATTCATCTCCATCTTGTTCTTCTTATAGGCTTCTATATTTTCGGAGAGCTGTTTCTGAGAGATGTTTTCACGAAGCGTATAATTGTCCTTGGTAATCTCGGAATAATAATTCTTGACGATGCGTTCGGGGATGTATTGGATCGGACAGCCGATTGGATGTGTCTCAAATCCATGGCGACACCAGAAACAAGATATTGATGTTTTCTCGGGGATCGACTTCTGATCGGCGTGATGGATCATGGTCACAATGCACGTGTGCTCCTTCTTGGATTCATCCAGGTAAGAAAACGTGTGCTGCTCCTTATGCTTGTGAGAGAGATCAGTGATCTTGGTCCTGGAGATTTTGGGTGTCTCTTCTTTTTCCTGCATTTCCACGGGTGCCGGAGAATAGATAGCACTTGTGGGCACATAAAAAGAATACTTGGCATCAATCTCGACGGGATCGATCCCACGCAGGACAAAATAATGTTTCTTGGTCATTGTTTTTTTTATTTATTTTCTTTCTTTTCCATCATAAAATCAATTATCTATCATGCAGCACTGTCCAAATTCCACCCCTATCAACACCATCGTCCAGGGATACATCCGACAGAATATCGAGAAGGGGCCGGGTATCGTTCCAAGCTCCCAACTTGTTCCCATCACCACCGATATGGACAACTTCCCCTACAATCGCTTCTATCGTGGCCTGACCACATGCACCGAACCACGGATCTTTGATCGAGAGGCCGGACATCGTCCCTGGCGACAGGAGCTCTACAAACCCACCGTCCAGCCTTCTATTCCTCCCCCCTTCGAAGGATGTTTCCAGATCCCATGCAGCACCATCCTTCCCTGCACCCCTGATAGTCTCAAATACAAACATAATACCTCGGCATGTGTCTACATCTCGCCCTAAATTTCTATTCAATTTACTTGAAAGGATCAAATCCGTGCTCGATCCATACCGCAATACGCTTGGGATGACAGGCCTTTATCATCAGCTCCTCCCGTATCCTATTCACCTCTCTGCTTTTTCTTTCGCATAAAAACCGTATTTCCTCCCGTGCCAATGTGCGTATAAAACACCTAGAGATGTCCAGCATTTGCACCGGTCCAAGAATGGGTAAGGACGGATTATTCAATTGTTTGAATAAATCTGCCGACGATGGAACCTCCAGAAAAAAACATAGGTCTGTAGCCGATGAAGAGGATAATAATTCTATATAGACTCCGTTAAAATCATCATAATTAGGAATCCACGATACTCCATAATCCTCAGCGATAACAGAGACCACTAGAGGATGGACCATTCTCCTTGGGATGTAGATTTCAACACATAGGCCGGTCGACGAGTTGGAGTCAAATCGTAACTCGATACGAACATCGTCTTTGGTCTGTAATTGGATCATTCCACACCATTTTAATGGATATTTATTCGGAAGCACGATTTCTCCATCGAGCTTGATGTCCCAGTATTCGTCGTCTTGAATCACGCTTTGTTGCCGCATCCGTTGCAAAACATCCATGGATCTGTAAAAAAAAAAAGGAATTATATCAGAAATTGTTCCAATTATAAATATTATAATCAATATTTATCGGAAAAATCATTTTTTTGTAATAATTCATATTTATGTGGAATTGACGACTGTATTTTGCCGACGATGTCTAATAAATAGTATCACCACAATAAACATAGCAAACAGACAGCCTAAAACAATCAGCAATATCGCCCACCATGGTAATGAAGATTTAGGTGGACTATAGATGAAACCTGTCGATGTGCACTGGAACGTCATGGCACCTGCATCCTCATAGACGATGGAACAGATAGGATCGCTCGAATCCGGAGAGGGATTCGATTGAAATTTAATAATGGTCATGGGATTGGATGTTGATGTGGACCCAGACGATGGCTGGTTGTAGAGGATGACATAAATGGGATAATTGATGTTATTGATCGTATATTGAAAAGAGGTAAAAGCAATATTCCGATTAACATTTGTCATATCTACCAGCATTACGGGTGGTCTATTTTGTAATTGCATCTGAGAGGGAGGTAGACTTGTGAATCTTGTCTGAACATTGATTGATCCAAAAGAGGATATTATATCCTGACACAGTGTTGAATTCTTGTCGCAGATAGGTGAGAGCACGGTCAGCAATTTTGCGTATAATTTGGAATATTGAGAAACAAAAGGTGCTGCGGTCGTTGTTGTAGCCATGGTTTATCTCTTCAACAAAAATATATTTTTATTTTTATAGGTTTGTGCTTGTCATGGTTGTCATTTCATTCGCATGAATCCTTGGATATTCGCACGAATTCTCATCAGTGTGTGTCGATGAATACTGATTCATTTGATACCGACGGATCATCTTGTAGAGCGCAAGGGTATCTTCCTTGGTGAGGATGTCAAAGACCTTGGTGACATTGATCTTATTTTCCTCGCGATCGGAGAGATACCAATCGTGACATTTCTTCATCAGGATATATTCCTCCTTGGGGAGCGTCACATACTTATTCTTGATGTAGCGTTGGATGTAGTAATATCGCACCAATTTGGCAATCTGATACAGGATGTTCTCATACTCCAGAAACATATCCTGGTAGATGGGGTAAAGATCCATCAGCACTTTCTTCTTCTCGGGATCATTGCGCACCTCCAGGTAGCGGAACCGGATATTGGGATTGTTGCCCCGAATCTGAGAAAACCTGTGGTAATCGGGAGAATGGATCTTGATCTGACGATTCTCCGTCTTGTGGAAAAGAATGACTCCCTGGTAGACCTTGATATCTACCGCCGCCGCCTCCTCGATCAATTCGTCCGTCGTCTTGGACACCACCGCCATTGAGCCCGGAAGAGCAGGACTATGCTTCCAGTCGCGATCCAACACTTTGTCATGGTTCCACCGACCGATAAAGATAACAGGCGATCCTACTTGACATACGATGCGATTCTCTTGATTGTATCCGATCAGAAAGAAATATACATACTCCTTATCCATCGAATCCAGCATCTTTTCCAGCACATTCTCAGTATTCTGTGGTGAAAGAGCCGCCAATCCTTCGGCAAACATCTCTCCAAAGCTCTTCCGGCTCGACCAGCGGCTCTTGAATGCATTCAATTTCTTATTCGTCGTCACATACCACCGTGTTTGGTGCCAGAAGACACGAAGCAATGCACCCTCCACCGCATAAAAGGCATCCCACTCCTCCAGGAAATTATCTCCCAGCACCTCGGCAATCTTTTCCCGATCCTGTTCCGCATCATACTCATCCGTATAGGGAAAGGTCTCGAATAGCGTTCTGCCCGTATCCACTTCCTGCACCACCCCCCTCATCTTCTTTAATTCGTCTGAACTCGTGTTATGACATTCTATATAATTCAGAATCTTCAGATTCTCTTCCTGATCCATGATATTCACTTCCACACCAACGGAAACAATCTCTTCTTGCATTTGTATTTCTTCTTATGGAAGAAGATCTTCTTTTCTAAAATCATTTTTTTTTAATTAGTTTCCGGCTATACATTCGATTGCTGTTGTGGGTTTTCTTGTTTTGATTGCTGTTGGAGGACGGGTGTCATCGGAAATTTCTGGGTGGGTTGAAGCTTGGGGTCAAGAAGATTTTGAAAGGTGCTCTTGTAATTATAAATGGCCATGAGACGCTGCTCCTCTTTGCAGATAGTGTCATATGATAAAAACAGTCGGCTGCCCGAGGTGGTCTCGATGGCAATGTCCTTCTTCTTTTTCAGGCTCTCTCTCACAATTTTTTCGGCCTGCTGAATTGTTGTGACAGGCACATCATTGATAGAGGCGATGAGCTCGCCAAGCTTGAGAATATGAGTCTCATGCATGAGTCCTCCCTTCATGATATTGATGATCATGATCTTCCCTTTGTCCCAATACTTGGGCTCTGCATTCTTGAGGAGCTCCAGATCATCCGAACCGATGCTCTCGAGCAGGATCGGATTCTCGTCTCGGTATTGCTGCGAGTCGCGAAAGTATTTAAATCGTTCCTCGGTAATCGTCTCATTAAAGGGCACGAACACGATGCCGCACAGATAAAGATAGGGAATGGGCTCGTGTTCCGGATACCATTGACGGAACGCAACCGCATCCGAATCCGGGTGGACGACAATGGTCGCTTTTTTCCGTTTGCCTCCCGATAGATACTCCAGAACAATCTTCTGATCTAGAAAAATATGATAGAGCAGGCTGTGGAGGGTCATTCGCTGTTTCAGCCACAAGAGAGGGATTTCACCAAGAGAGGAAATGGGCATGCCGTTAATGGTAAGAAGGATGTCGCCCTTTTTCAGAGAAAGATCCTTCATCAGCTGCGATCCATAAATCTCCTTGACCTCTACACCACATGTCGATGGATTATTCACCGAACATGCGGAAAGCGCATTATTTGATTTTTTAGTCGAAGGGAGAAGCAGTGTGGCAGGCGGGCTGATGCTTATCCCCCAATTCCTGGGAAATCGGATGTGGTAAATCTCAGGATGTGCCTGGTGGAAATCAATCAGATGAAGTAGTGACATGATGGGAATCGCATACGCAATGTTCTGCGCCATAAAATAGCCCCGCGCATTGATCCCAATTACCTTATTCTTCCACATCAAAGGCCCTCCTGAATTCCCACCATTGATCGGTGCGTCCGTCTGATACAAACCGGACTGCTGTCCGCTCAGGATGCCCCTGGTAATCTTTAAATGGGTCTGGCCGAGAGGAAAACCGACCGTGAGTGTGACGGCACCGATATCGGGGGCGGGGATCTTACCATTGACAAATTTGGGAAAGACCCAGGGAGTGAGGTATTTTTTAGGTGGAGTTTTTTGTTTTTCGTCCACTTCCAGCACGGCAAGGTCTAGCTCCGGACAGATCCACAGGACGCGGCAGGGATACTCCTTGGCACCTGCAGAGGGTGAAGAGATGGTCACATGAAAGGATTTGCTGATGCAATGGAAACAGGTTACCAGATGGATCTTATTTTTGTATTTCATATAAAATGCAGTGCCTTTTGACTGCTCGTTATTCTGGATGGGCTGATGGGGCATCTGCCAATTGAATGAACGTCGCTGCGATCGCAACAAAAATACCTGGTCCGTATAATCACTTTTCTTGGAATCTTTATCCTCCATTTATTTCTTTATATAAATTTTTTTATTGGAATTTTGAAAATGCTGTTCGAATTTGTCGTGCTAGAAGATAAATATTGAAAAAAAAGAGAATTGAAAATGATCTAAAGAAAGCATATCCTATAAAGAAAAAAAGAATCTACTCTGACATCATGTATTCGACCCAGCTTTCAGACTATCGCGACTATGATCTTGATAATATGATCTTGCAATTACCCGAGAGACGATTTGAGGACAAGGGCTATCAGCGCATCCGTGTGATGACGCATCATCTGGACGGGACAAGGGGGGATTTGATTCTCTCGACCCCAAGGCTCCTCACGTTTGGACTCCAGGAGCAGTATGATCCCCATACACAGGCCCTGGTGGGATATCAATTGCCTCTGATCCTGTGGGGAAAGAACGGGCCTTCGGAGGATGAGAAGCGTTTCATCGACACGATCCAGGCCATCACTGAGATGGCCAAGGAATTCATCATGGAACACAAGGACGACTTGGAGAGACCCAATTTGGAGAGAGAGGAATTGAACCGGCTGAATCCTCTTTATTACAAGATGGAAAAGGGAGAGGTGCAGAAGGATCGCGCACCGCTGCTGTATACCAAACTGAATGTGTTTCGCCAGGATGGTGCGATCCAGGTGAGGACCTTGTTCACGGACGAGGTGACCAAGGAGATGATCGATCCCATGAAGCTTGTGAATCGTCGATGTTTCATCCATGGCGCCATTCGTCTGGAGAGCATCAACATTGGAAACCGTGTCCGGCCTCGTTTCCAGGTGAAGCTTTTCGAGGCGAGGGTGCGTTTCCTGGATTCTGGGATCAAGAGCCTGTTGGAACCGGGCAAGGTTTTTCCCAAGTCCAAGGCAAAGATTTCGACCAAGCCTCAAGTCGTGACCGAGAACAATACCAAACAGGAGATAGAGGAAGAAAACAAAGATTAAATCTCACTGGTTTTGGATCGTTGATGAGTAGAAGAAGATCGGGATCGGGATTGGAATTTCAAGAGAAGTTCGTCTAGATAATATTCCATACTGCTATGAATTGCGGAAGGATCATTATTGACGAGAAAGGCGTGAAAGCCGCTCGCGCGCGCAAAATCTATATTTTCCTTATTGTTATCAAGGAAATAGACATGATCATACGGGACACCATACTCCGCGGAGAGCCGGATCAATGAATTGGTTTTTTTATAGGCATACCGGTAGGTATCTTCGAGCAGATTGTTTTCATCTTTCGTCACTGATAGAATCATTGCATCCATGGCTCGTTTGGATTCTCCTCGCTCCTTGTTGAGGAGGGGCCATATGCGATTCTCATCGTTGGGATGGCGAGAATCCTCGGTAATGATTAGGACATCCTTCAAGACATGCTTGAGCAGGATGGATTGGCTGCTCTCGATATTGGCTTCGATCCATGACTTGGTGGCCAGCGAGACTATAATGAGGGTGCAGTATCGTTTCAATATCTTTAATTTGGTGGCAAGACGATTGGCCGTTTCTTGACAAAGATGCATCTGATGATTGCTGATGGTCTCATCCCAATCCATTACCAACAATCGCTTCTTTCTTTTTCTTTCCATCTTGGTCATTTTTATTATGATTGAAAAATTTTTATCCTTTTGATTATTAAAAAAAAAAGATTGATGAAAGGATTATCTTCTATGATCTGCCTAGCCTTTGCTTATAGGACACCCTTGTCGTTATTACAGAGATTCAGGTCCGATGCGGCTACACCAAGGACACTCCTTCATAATAATGAGACCCTTTCTAATCTTTATCTGGATTATATTGAAAAGTTGGGACGAATCCCCGTCAATACGCGATCCTACATGGATACGATTGAGAATAGGAAAATAGCGGAAGAAAGACGACGCCGTCCCACCATCACAATTGGCGCCAATCTGAGGATCTCGTCTGGATTTTCAGAGGAAGAAGACGAAGAAACTGAAGAAGACGAGGAAGAAGAAGCCCCGTCGTGGGTGCGGCGTGCCATGGCTCGTAAATCCAATGTCGAAAAGGTCTCGGAGTCCGGTATGTTTCGTGTCGAGGGAGATTCCAGCCTGTATAACTTTACAAGGATTGGAGGCTACCATGGCATTAAGAAAGAATTGATGCAGGTGGTCGACATGATGAATCATCCCGGTAATTACACCCAGTATAATGTCCGTATTCCCCGTGGTGTGCTGCTGGAGGGTCCGCCAGGGAATGGTAAGACGCTGCTTGCCAAGTGCTTTGCCGGTGAGGCCAAATCGAACTTTATCCGCTGCTCCGGTGCCGAGTTTAATGAAAAGTATATCGGTGTTGGTTCGTCGCGGCTTCGAGAACTCTTTAAGCTGGCGACCGACAATCAGCCCGCCGTGCTCTTTATCGACGAATTTGATGCGATCGGAAGGAAGCGTGGTGACGATGCCTCCGGGGGTGAGAGGGATACCACGCTGAATCAACTTCTTACGCTCATGGACGGCTTTGAGTCACTGGGGAATGTGCTGGTGATGGGAGCGACCAACCGTGTCGATATCCTGGATCCTGCCGCCACACGTCCCGGACGATTTGACAAGATCATCCATGTTCCCAATCCAGACATCGACACCCGTCGAGAGATCCTGGACATTCATATCAAGAACAAACCCATCGAGGTTCCCTCCGATGACCTAGTCAAGATGACCACGGGATTCAGCGGTGCCATGATCGAGAATCTCTTGAACGAGGCGATCCTGACCGGGATCCGTAATTTTAGCCTTCCGGTGAGCCGAGAGACCGTCGAGACCATCCGCCAGAGGATGGTTTTTGGCGTCTCGCTCGGGAAGCGTAATATTACTGCCAACACGCTCCGACGCATCGCGGTCCATGAGGCCGGGCATCTCATCAATGCCCTGGCAACGCGGTATTATGAAAAGCCCGTCAAGATTACCATCGATACCACGGATGCTCGCTCCCTTGGTATGACCATCTTTGAGAAGGAGGATGTAGATGATGGCATTCTTATTCGGGATTATCTGGATGAAAAGATCCGTGTCCTGCTCGGAGGACGGGCGGCGGAGGAGATTGTCTTTGGCTATTCGATGAGCTCGGGGAGCGTAGCGGATCTCCAGAGTGCATTCCAGCTGATCAAGAAGATGATGCTGGAATTTGGGATGGGCGAGCACGTCGTCTACCCCTTCCTTAGCGAGGAATATAAAAAGAGGATCGACGATGAGATGTATCGATATGTGGAGGCTTCTTACAAGAAAAGCAAGGACGTGCTGCGCAAGAATGGCGCGCTCCTCAATCTCATTGTCGACCAGCTTCTTGATCGCAAGACCCTCAATCAACAAGAAATCACCCTCCTCCTCAAAACCATCCCTCTGTCCACAGAATACAATCAGAGCATCCTCTGAATAGCATCTTTATTATGAATTTCAATGAATCAAGAGAGTTTATTTGTTTGTCTTGATTCACATACTATAACTGTAATTGTATTAGATGCACGATCCATTGAGTTCGGGGGTGTAATCCGCATTCTCTACCGAATAATTGTAATTGGGGATCTGATTCAGATAGCAGATGAAATCTTCCAGGACGGGTGCCTTGTCCAGGAGAAAGCGCTCAAATTGGCTGGGGTAGAGATGGATGTCGGGATGCTTATTCTTGTAGCCCTGATAGATCTTGACAAGAATATCAAGAGAGGTCTTCCAATTCTTCTTGACCTCATTCATTAGAGGATCGTTATCGATGTTGCCTGGATTGTTGAGATTCTTGAATCGGATGACACCGGGACTATAGGAGTTATCATAGCGAATGACCTGGGGCGAATTGGCGACATTCGGATCGAACGGCTCCGAGGTCGAGACGAT